CACGCAGGTACGTGTCCAGTGTCTTCTTGGACAGGGTCCAACCCCGCTTCCACTGGTTGGGGCGCTTGACGGCAAAGGTCATCTTGGACTCCTTCAACTCAATCTTGTCGGGCAGCACGTTGTTTGCGTAGACGGCTGCAAGGTCGAGTTCCAATGTCCGCTTGTGGTCGCGAACCTCGGCAATCTCGGCGTTCATCTCCGCCAACCGCTTCGTCGTCTGGATGTACTTGCTGAGAACAGGCTTGAGGTCCTCCATGGTTTGCTCCATGCTCTCAAAATCATCTGTCCGTTTTTAACAATGGGGTCGCTGTTTGACGCGAAGGAAATCAAGCGACTGGCGGAGGTCTACAACAAGGCCCATCGCAAAGAAACACCCATCGCCAGTGCGCCCCCTGCAAAGATGTGGACTGAACTCCAACGTCGTCTGCAGTCCAAGTGCGCAGAGGGTACACCGTCTTGCATCGTGTCCTCGTTGATGGCGCCACCGAACGCACCGTCCGACTGGGCTGCCAAGCGGACAGACTGGTTGTCCAGCGACGACATTGATAAAGTCGAGAGGCAGTACGTCAAGTTGTTTGACGGATACTACTTTGTGGGCTGTGTACCCATTGATTTCGACAAGAAGTCAGAGTTGTCGGAGTGCATCGTGAGCACGCTTTGCTCCATGCGCCTCGACAAACTATACAAGAAAGGCAAGACACGCATCGGCATCGTGTTCAATACCGACACGTCAGACGGTCCCGGCGAGCACTGGTTTGCAGCCTTTTGCGATATCCGTCCTGAGTTGGAGTATCCCCGCATGACGCACTTTGATTCCTATGCGCACAAGCCCGAGCCGCAGGTTGTGGAATTAATGACGCGGTGGCAGGGACAGTGGGATGCCGTCTCGGGGCAGCAGCCAATGCGCCTGACGTACAATAGCATTCAGCACCAGAAGAAGGATACGGAATGCGGCATGTACTGCTTGTACTTCCACTGGGCCTGCCTGATGAACCTTCCCATGGACAAGCCAATTCCCGACGACGTGATGAATGCCTTTCGTAACCTTCTGTTCAGAATGCCCGAAAATTAGCATGCCACAACACAATGGAAATGGTATTGGCTGCTGGCGCCCTCGTGGCTGCCGGATATCTGATTGCGCAGGAGGTGAAGAGAGAGACTGCCCCCGAAGTTGTTCGCAAGCGGGTAGCGGACTATTACGTGGCGGGCACGACCAATGTGTCCGACGCCATGTCGAGCGGCAAGCGACTGCTTGAACTGCACATTGGGTCCGACATGCAGGACCGCCCTGTCCTCCTCCCGTCCGAGGAAAAGTTCGAGCCCGTGTGCGTGACTCTACTGAACCAGGCCTTCTTTGCGCTGCGGCGGGACCCCTTCATTCTGTCGCTAGTCTTTCACACCGATACGACCGTTACACTCAATGCAGTGGCCAAGTCGTTGCGCGAGACGCTCCATCGCCATCTGGTTCCGCCGACACCCGATTTGGGCGAGACGCCACTCGACACGCTCGCGGGCAAGTTGATTCTCGTGTCGGGCCCCGAAACACGGGGTACGGAACTGGAATCGCTGGTGACTCTGTCGTGGGGCGACTCGGGTCTTCGGCGACTAGACTATGCGCGTGCCGTTCATCCTCGCGACCCCGAGGAACTGAAGGAGTATGCGACGAATAATCTGGTTTTGGTTGTGAAGGACATGTCTACGGAGGCGTATGCAGACGACAATGCAATCATCAAGTCAGGATGTCAGTGGAACCTGGCGGGACATGGTTCTGGATTCATCGAGCGCGTTTGATTTTCTTGCTGAACTAACAAAATGGCGAACGCTTGGCTCTCTCACGTGAAGTCGACGATGGCGGACATGAAGCGCAAGGGCACCTACAAGAAGGGTATGGGCCTGTCCCAGGTCATCAAGGCGGCGAAGTTGACCTACAAGAAGTCGTCATCCTCGGGCAAGAAGACCCGCCGCAGTGGCCGCAAGTCGCGCAAGGGCCGCAAGGGCTTCATGGGGATGATGGAATAAGTAGCCACACGATATACATCGTAGCAAAGAACCAAACCAACACATACGCTTGCAAACACGAAGACGGCCCCTCATGGCTTCGTTTTGGCAAGTAGAGTTCGTCGGACCACCCGACGCGTGACCCTGTGGTCTCGCCCTCCTCCTCGCTGTTTTCGGCATGTTGCGCTGGGGTCATTTTTCTTAGAACACCCACTCTTGTAGTAAGCCACATGCTTCACGTACTCTGGGTACGACGGAATCTTGGACCCCGTCTTCTCCGACATGGCCTTCAGCAGTCCATACATCCATCGGAGATACATCTTCTGCGACGACAGAGTGGGCTCGTGTGCCTTGATGTACTCAGCAAACGCCTCGCGGTATTCGTCGAATGGGAACACCTTGGCTAACGCATGCAGGAAGGTGCGCTGTGTTGCCATCTTGGAGCGTTCAGGCTTGTAATTGTACGCAACCGCCATCAGGAAGTCGCGCCCAGGGACCTTGGTTGGTTTCATGGCCATGTACTTGGCCTTGACCTGTTCAAACTTCGGGTCGGGTCCAGGGTCCGCCACCTTCGGGTCGTTTGCGCACTGAGTCCGCAACTTATTGTTCACCATGTTGTGGATTTCGTAGAGCCATTTGCCGGCGCCCGTGGATGTGTCGGAGCCTGCAAGGCGGAGCGGATGGTCATGAACGTATTGCGTGGTGCTGGCGCGGCAGTACTTGCAGGGGAGAACGTCCTTCATCTGGTTCAATACATCGTCGGGGTGGGGCGAACGAAACGCGATTAAGTGGAATAACTCCCACCCACTCGGCCCCCAGAACCTCGTGTCCATTGTGTCTACTTAACATCTTTCTGAGCGAGCCAAGCGGCAATCTGGATGGTCATGGCCGCATCGGACACGGGGTTGTGTGCCTTGCCGACGGGGAACGCCTTCTTCAGTGCGGAATCCAGTTCCTTCTTGACGCAGTCGTACGTGCCTTCTAACTTGGCCGTCTTGCAGCGCTTGGTGAACTCGGGGTTGTTCTTGGCAATGTCCACGATACCCAGAGGCGTCTTGAACGTGAACCCATGGGCAGCACAGGCTGTCTTCATTGCCTTGAGGTCCATATCCCCCTTGATAACCACCACCGACTCGCCAATCAACTTTGCGAATCCCTTCAGCCAGGACGCGGGCTTCAGGTGCGGCTTGACCTTGGGGTCGGCAAAATAGACGTCGACAATGTCCTTGTCTTCCAAGAACTCGGGTGCAGACCGTTCCGTCTCTTCCAGAAGGTCAAGGGCTTCGGCCGTCTTGGGTGTGGTGGTCGAGTACTTGGACGAGACACGGTTCAATTGCCCGGCGGGTGGAGGCAGAACGACAAAGAAGGGCGCAGACCGTGTCCACGACTCCCCGGTGCGCGTCAAGTGATAACCACCCACTTCACGAGGCAGAAAACTCTGTCCCTTGTGCCAGAACTCGCAGTCAAACGCAAGGAGCGACGTATGCTTCCCCGCGAGCAGGTCTAGAGCCGCACTGCGGATCCTCATTGTACTGATACCCAAAAAGAATATGCGCACAGAACAAATGCTGGATACCCGTGACATTATCATCTTGACGGCTGCGTTCTATCTCGGCAGCGTGGTGTCCAAATTCTTTGGGTCTCTGACGGACGGCGTCATCATGCCTCTGCTGGCTCCTACCGTGTCGGCCGAGAAGGGCCTGTCTGCATTCTCCATCAAGGTTGGGTCGGCAAATCTCAAGATTGGCCAGGTCGTCGTCGACCTGATTAATCTGATTGTATCGTTCGCGATTGTCGTGTTCACCATCGGCCTCCTGCGCACGTACATCCTGAGCCGCATCGGAGCCCGCCGCCCGCACGAAGAATAAAAGAGGAATGAGTAATAATGGCTGATACTTCTGTAGAACCGCCGCGTACATGGAGCCAATGGGCATCGTCATACACGCCCGCCTTTCTCAAACCCGCGCCCGTCACCACGGGAACCACGGGAACCAACGGTGGTCGTCGCCACCGCACGTACCGGAAGAAGTCCAAGTCTAAGCGTCGCCGAGCCGGAAGGAAGTCCACCCGCCGTTAGGATACTTGCCGTAAGCAGCATCCATACGCTTCCGGAGTTCCGTGCTAGATGCACCCGCTCCATACCGCTGGATATCATTCGTCCGCTTCCACTCGTTAAACATAAGTTGAACCCCAGTCCATGTAACGGATGCGCGCTCCTCGCCTGCAGGTGGCGGAGTCGTCGTCTCGTGGACCTTCTCGCGGAGGAACCTGGCGATCGCGTCATTGTCCTCCTTGTAGTCACTCGTGTACGCCATAATCTTTCCAGGCGGAGTCAACTTGCGATGGCCCGCACCCTCCTTGAACAGGTGAATCAGGTAGGAGAGGAAGCATGCAGCCCACTCAGGCGACACCACCTTGGCCTGGATGGATTCGTCCATCAACTTCTCGTGGGGCTTCGACGGGTTCACGACGAACTTGTTCGGGTAATCCACAACCACCAGACGGCGCCACGTGCCACCATCCGTCGTGTTAATCGGAGGCTTATCGTTGCACGAGAAGAAGAAGCGGAACTGCGGAATGAACTCCACCATCTGCTTGGACCCCGCGTAGAGGTCACGGCAAATGACCGGCTCAGACGACGTCAACTCCTTCAGGTAGCCGCTGTTGAACGACGCGCCCTCGTCGGGCTCCGACATCGTGGCGAAGCGCTTGCCCTTCAGCCTCATCAAATCCGGATTTGCACTGCCCGTCTTGCCACGCCCCTGTGTGAGCATGGTGACGGATGCCTTGGTCGCGTAATCGCCCATGGTCTTCATCATGAGGTTCATAAGCATGGACTTGCCGTTCGAGCCGTTGCCCGTGAGGATGTGGAACTTCTGCGACTCGTTGGCCCCCGACAGAGTGGTGGACAAGCACGCAAGGAAGTAGGTCCGGACCTCGGGGTCGGGAAGCACGTCGTGGATGAACTTGTTGAGTTCAGCCCAGCACTCATGCTGGTAGTACGGCTTCTCCTCATCATAGTCCAGGTTGGTCGAGAAGGAAATGTAGTCCTCGGGCTTGCCGTCACGGAACTCCATCTTCAGCGTGTCCAGCACACCATTGTTGAAGGCAACCAGGTTGTGGTTCTCGTCCACCTTGTTCACAAACTCCTCGTCAAGGAACAACTCGCGGCACTCGCGCATCACATTCTCCTTGAAGCGGCTTGTCTTCAACTTCATGCGCATGTCCGTATAGGTCTTCAACTTCTTCTCCGCGCGGCATCGCTCGCAGGTGGTCTCCTCGTGCTTGCCGTCGGGACACTGCGGAATGTCCTCCATCTGCAGCATGAAGATCTTGGCCTGGTCCCAGAAGCGACGAGACACGTCGCTCGATAGCCTGCACTGCAGGTCGATGCCCTTGTCCGTCTCCTTCCACGTGTGGGTCATGAAGCGGAACCAACTAGCAGAACTGTAGCGGGCGCACTTGTACATGTCGCGGTACATTGCGAACACCACCATGGCCACATCGTGCTCCGTCTGCGTGCTCACGGCCTCATTGACCAAGTAGTCGATATTCCTACGCTCAATCTCCTCGTACTTCTCCAGGTTGTCCAGACGGGACCAGTGAAGCAGGCTCTTCTCCTCCAAACGCGCACCGTCGTTGCGGAAGTTGAACGAGGTCCACTTTGCAATGGCCTCTCGCTCCTTGTAGTTCGTAGGGTCCTGCGCACTGAACTCCAGCCACGTACCCTCTAGGTCCGAGTGGATATTCTTCAGGCACTGGCCGGTCTTAATCCAGTCTGGGTACGACTTGTACCGGAACTCGGCAAGATTGAACACGTGATCACGGAAACGGCGCAACTGGTCCTCGGTCAGCGGCGTCTGCACCGTCACGCGAGTCGGCGAAGACCCACGAGACCCTGGGTCACCCTGGCGGACGGCGGGACGGCCGCGGTGAGGCAAGACTGCGCCACCGCCTGAAACCCTCACAGGCTCCTCTGTGCGGTCATACAACTTCCCTGCCTCCGTGAGCGGAGACGCATCAGACGAGTGGGAACGAACCGAGTACTTGCGAATCAGGTCGGCGGTGATGCGCGGCTCCTCGTCGTCGATGGACGTATTTCCAGTCGCGGACTCCCAGTCCACAGTATACCTGAAACGATAGGGCAGAGGCTGGACACCGTGCTCCAGAGGCTTGCCGGACTTCAGTAGCGGCCACCACGTCGTGTGGTTGAGCACCGCAGAGTCGTAGACGTCGCGCCATCCCTTCTTCAGGCCCAGACCAGGGAAGTGCGTCTCCATACGTGGAAGCAGCGCATTCTTGATCGCATTCTCCACACCCTTGTTGGTCTT